CCCGCCGTGTACCACCCGTACAAAGACTTCGCGATATTCTTCGGGACCTTGTTTTCATGACAAAAATTGAGAAATCCGGTCAAAAACTCCTGGGCCCCCTCGTAGCCGGCCGGAAATGAAGGCTCAATCTCGTATCCCTCCGGCTTCTCAGGCCACCCCAGTTTCCGGTAAAACTCGTCCTTCTCGTCATCCGTTGACTGCTCGTCTGGAATCTTTACCGTCCGGACCTCCAATTTCTTCTTGAGCTCATCATTTTCAGTGACCAGCTCTTTGTGCCTGCGAGCAGAGGCATCGAGCTTCTTGAACTGCCCGAAATACTCGTCTTTCTGCAACTCGGGAGATAGCTGCGCTCTCCATCCCAGGTCACCGCCTGTATCGCCTGCCTGCGGAGTGCCGCCCTCCGTCCCTCCACTGTTTGAAGGTGCGTCGCCCATTTGTAATACCTCCAATATTTATTTCAGACACATAAAACACATGTCTGTTTTACGACTGGTTCTTTGCAGCGATTATCATGAAATCCGTCATGATCCTTGAAAACGTCATGTCGTCGGAATACTTTGTGCTGCTGTCGAGCTTTGTTTTGTAACCAGTAAGGAATTCACGATCCCACTTTTTGAGCCTCGTATCTCCTTCGAGATCGTCGACAAACGTCTTCAGTGCTGCCTTTCGTGCGTCTCCACTTAGCATTATTTTGACTCCTTCTTCTTGGTTTTTATTTCACCGGCATGAGAGCCTTCTTCGTCGTAGCAGATGTGCTGATACTTGTCTTTTCCGTGTTTGATCGTCCTCACACGCCCGCCGTTTCTCACACACCGTTCAAAATCCGCAGGCATCTTATTTTCCTCCTGATTTCGGCCTGATCTTCGCCCAGGCCCCCACGATCTCCTCGCAGTTCTCCGCTTTGCCGTCGAGGATCCCGCAGACAAACATTAGCTCTCTCGCGAAATTCTGCCTGGTCTGTTCCTCTTCTGTCTTCACTTCCATATTGAAAAGACCCAGCCGATAGAAAATGTTCGTCAACACCACATTTCCGAACCTGCTCCGGAAAAATGTATCCTGATAGTAACTTTGCAGATCCTCGAGCTCCTTCTCTGTTAAGTCTGGTTTGTTGAAATTCATCCTCCGAGCGCCTCCTGCATCGCCTCGAGCGGAGATCCGCCCTCAACCTTTTTGGAAAGGCTCGGCGCGATCGATGCGAGCTCCTTCGCCATGATGAGCTGTTTTTCCTGGGCTGCGGACTGCATTTCAGCCTGTACGAGCTTTTCGTATTCGTCATCAGAACGAATCGCGCTATGAGGCATATCGTAGGTCTCCATCACCTGGTCCGCCGCCTCCTTCTCATCTATTCTGTATCTGAGGTGCGGATAGATTTCGAACAGCATCCCGAGCGCGCTCAAAGTGTGAATCACGCCCTGCGCCTTGAATGCTCTCTGCTGCATCTGCGCGAGCGGCCCTATGTAGCTTATGCGAATGTTCGTTCCGCCGTAATCAGCGAGCTCCGGAGGTATAGGCGGGATTCTTTCTGCCTCGTATTCGATCATAAAAGTGCGGTTGATGAGAGGGTCCAGAATCTCTCCCTCGATATTTCCCACGACCGGCCCCAGGATCGCGGCCTTCTCGCCTTCCATTTTCATCACTTCGGTTGCCGTGCGCTTCTTGTACTCGAGCTCGGTAAGCAGTACAAAGAAATCCGTCATGAAGTGTTTTCTGATTTGCGCCCGGAGGTCCTGCAGGCGTTCGATTCCGAAAGGATAGTTTATTTGACGGTAGACCTGCTCAAGTATCTGATCCTGTCTATCTATATAAGTTATTCCTCGAGGATTAAGCCGGAGCCGGCCGGCGAGCTCTGCAGAGGCTTTCATCGGCGGAGCAATAGCCCCATGGGACGCGTCGAGCATATCCTTCGCGATCTGCTGCAGCGTCCTCACGTCCGGCATGGCGTCGTGCGAAGGCCCTCGTCCGTACCATTCGCTGCTGTTCTTGTAGAAGCGCGATACCGCATATGGGAATGTGTGATACCCGCCGACATGAAGAGGAAGGTCATCCTCTGAGCCGGCATCGTAAGGAATGTGAATCGAAACGTAATCAAATCCTTTGTATCCGCCTGCTTTATAGAATTCATCAGATACAGGCAGCACCGCATGTATGAACTTGAAGCTTTGATCCATACCTCCCGATTTCTGTGCAGAGCTGACAATCTGATTCGGAAGCCTCGTTTTCGGAAATACCTTCGCTGCGACCCTCGCGGCGAGCTTGTAGAGCCTTAATACTGTATCAACCTCGCCGAACTGATTCTCTGCGATTACGATCTCACCTGGTTGGCGTGCGCTGTACCAGGGCAGCCCTCTTTGTATGTTCTCCTCGCAATACATCGATGCGGTCGCAAAGGTGCAGAAATCCCAGAGGAATTGATTGATTGCAGAGTAGAAGTTGCTGCGCTCGAACACATCGTAGAGGTGCTCGCGAACGTCATCGAGCCACTCTTTTGCAAACTTCAGCTCTTTGATTTCAGGATCCATGAACTCGAGGTCAAACCACTTGAGCGCCGGCGATACCAGGTGGCCCTGTATGCCGTTTACCTCATCCCGAACTGCGATCGCCGGCGAGGAATCGTATATATTTGTTCCCTGGGTGAGCCCCTGCTTTTTCTCAATGTCAAGGAACTCGCGCCTGGGGTATATGTATTTTGCGATCTGCTTCCAATCGCTGTAAAAAGGCTGCCTGATCGTCTCGAGCTGTGAGTAGCGGTTTCTGATCTTCTGCACAATGCTGAGCTCTTCTGCCATTTATTTCATCTCCCAGTCAAGCGGATTGTAGTCTTTGTCGGTCTGGTATTCATAAGCACGTCCCACGTTGACGAGCTCGCGTCGTTTCGGGAGCGTGTAGCCGGACATAAGAAAATATCTCGTCTCGTCGTATGCGTGATCTTCGCCGTTTGTGTCGATGTCCTCCGGGTTTTTCTCGTCTACGATGAGGAGGGGGATCGTCCGGATCCAGTCGGTGCAGGTACTGGATACGAGGAGCAGCGGCCTTCCGTCTGCCGCGATCCCTTTCATGTAATCGTGTACTCGAGCAAGGCCTGAAATCCGGTCGTTGTCCGCCTTGACCATGTTCCAGCCCGCAGCCGCGAATGTTTCCGCAATGGAAGGCCTTTCATCGATCTTTGCCCAGATTGAACGATCTGCGACGCAATCCCTACAACCTTCCGGCACACTGATTCGAAAAGATTCTTCCGCAAGGTCCTTAGAGGATTTTTCAACTCCGACGTTGTGTTTCGGCCTGCCGGTCACAGGGTCTTTCATCACTCCGTACATTTCACGATACCTGATAACGCGGCCGTCATGCGTCACAGCCCACCATCCCATTGAGTACGGCCTTTTGTAACCCCAGTCAAAAGAAGCAACGCGCCTCCAGGAAGGCTCGAGCGGGATCGGCTCGATGACGTGCAACTCGCGCCTGAACTCCTCGAATGCCTGGCCTGCGAATATATCCCAGTCACCCTTTCGGAACGCCCGGTACAGGTGCGCCGGCAGCGCTTTCAGTCTGCTGTCGTAGCCAGGGTCTTTCTGCATGAGGATCTGATTGTCGTCGAGAGAGGCGGGAATAAACGCGCTGTACATCCTCATTTCCTTGTCCCAGTACAGCTCGAACGGCCGCTTCCCGTTGATGAACCGCTCCTTGAGCCACACATGACCGGGCCTGCCCGGATTTCCTGTCGAGCGGATGCTCACCGGCACACCATACGGGGACCGCGCGCATGAGAACATGAACACATAGCAGTAATCAGTCTGGTACTCGGAAACCTCATCGAATCCTACCCACGAATATTGATGGCCCTGGTATCGCTGCACGTCCGAATCGCGCGCCAGATATCTCATTTTAAGGTTTGCACCTCCGGGGAATATCCAGGTACGGTCGCCTCTTTTATACTCCGCACCGATCTTCGGGTAGATCTCTTCAGCCCGGGCCTGGAGCTCTGCAAACTCCTCGTAGGTTTTTCGGAATAAAATGCCTCTGTGGTGGGGTCCATAGCGGATATTACGCGTGAAGTCTCCGAGAAGGTAGTCTGATTTTCCTCCGCCTTTCGCGCCGCCGTAGAAAAGCTCGTCTGCGGGGCACTCAAGCGCCGTCTTCTGCTTCGGCTGAGGCCTCCACGCCTGCAGGATCCTTTGATCCATGTTCTTTCATCCAATCTTCAGGAGTTTTCTGCTCCGGCAGGAATACAACTCCCACCGGCTTCCCTTTCTTGCCCGATACCTCCATCTGCATCTTCTCGAGGCCGTGTATCTTCACCAGAAGCTCACGCCCCTTCTGCTGGATCAGGTTGTCGTCAAAATGAATGATGTTTCCCTCTTTGTCGCAAACCACTTCCCCCTGGTAAAGCTCGACCTTCTTAACGCTGAGGCTTTTTGCAATCTCCTGCACAACACGCGTAAGCCCCAGGCCTGCGGCCTCGAGGAGCTTTTTCAGGTCGCCGGCATACTCTTTCTCGAAAAGATCACAGTCCCGCTTTGCAAGATTTACCCAGCTCGGTTTCTTCGCCTTCGTGACTGGGTTCGCCTTTTTCCATGCTTCGGTATAGCTATAATGTTCTATATGGACATATCGCCACACGCGCTCCGCACGGTGGAGGACCCGATCGCGTTCCTCCTGGCGATATTGCTTTAAAGATTTTCGTTTTTTCTGTACTTTTCTGGACTTCACGCAATAATTGAGGACCTCCACAAAAAAAAGACCTGGGCCAAAGAAAATGCTTCGAATGAAACA